TAGTAGTTTTTCGCCTATGTTGATAGGTTATCTTCTTTTTACCAGTTTTTTCACGTTTAAACCTTTCTTTCTCACTTTTTGTCATCTCCCCTACTGTCTTAGGCGTCTTACTTGATACTCGTTTACTAGGTCTACAAGCAGGATAACCTCGTTTTTCGCCTTTTGAGCGACCACAAGGCTTACCAGTTTTAACATCTATCCAATTCTCTTCAAACCAACGACTTAAACCACCCTTTGCTCTAGGATTTGGCTTACTTTTTGCCACGTTTTTTCTCCACTCGGTAAGTACCACCACGTTTTTTGTACTCTCGTACAAGCCACGCATTAGCATAAGCAGAAGGATAAACAGCAAACTTACGTTTAGCTTCTGATTTTACTCTTGAGTATAAAGTTTTATTTACAGGAACATTCGCCACGTTTCTTACCTCCCTTCTTTTTCTTCTTCTTTTTCTTAGTCGTAGAATGATACATGATAAGAATTAGGTATCTTAGTATATTCTAAACGAAGTTTGGCCTAGTGTCTCTGGTTTTGCCAAATTAAATTGTTGTAGACAAAGATAACCAAAAGCATCAAAAGCATGATCTACACCCAAGTTTTTATTAGGTAAACCTGTATTGGGAGCATATGTAAGTGTTCTAAGTGATTTTATTAACTCTTTACATCTTGGATGTATAAATGTCCTCTGATCTCCATTTGCATCAAGTAATGCAGTATTAACAGCAGTAATCTTATCTCTTATTTTCCAGGGAGCTTTAGGACTTAAAACAGTAAAACCATTACGTCTGAGGATTGTATGGTCAGTAACACCAACTCCACTTGTTTTTCTTGCACTACCAGTAGGATCAGGACAAGCAATAACTCTTCGATCTACCCCATACCTTCTAACAACCTCTTCTGCAAAATCCCAAGTGGTAGCACCACCTGTCAGCATGATTTCATCAAACACATATAAGTTATTGTCATGCTTATAAGCACAAATTCCAGCCATCGGATCTACGTTAAAGTCCAAGCCGATTAACAAAGGAAGCATATGTAGATCAGCTACTTCCTTATCAATATTCTCATCACTGAAACTAACAGCAACTAAACCAGTAAGATTCTCAAAACTAGCTTCAAATTCCTGTCTAAATGTCCTCGCATCTAATTGCCCTCTAGCTGCTTCTACTTCCTCTGCTGCTACATTACCCCCTTGAACAGTAGTAAAACTCCATCTTTTCCAATCATCCCACTCTTTCTCTCCGCAATAACACCACATATCATAAAACCAACTGGCAGTACCATCAGGAGTACTAATAAATAAAGCCCATCCCTGTTTATCAGCCAATGCAGGTCTAATAACTTCAGCCCATACATCTCGGTCCATAAATGCTGCTTCATCTAAAACAACACCAGCAAGACTTCTACCCCTTAATGCCATTGCATTTTCAGTACCTTTTAACTCAATAGTCGATCCATTAATCAATTCCAACCTTAAATCTGTCTCATTCTTACTTTGTACCCACACCTTCGGCACTAACTTCTTCAGTTCTTTCCACGCAATATCCTTTGCCATCCTATAAGTAGGAGCACAATAGAAATATACCTCGCCAGGTCGATTGATAGCTCCTCTGAGCAATTCGATACAGGATAAATAACTTTTACCAAACCTTCTTCCTGCAACCAACACCCTAAATCTTTTATCACAATTAAATACCTCCCCCTGTGCATACCTTAAACTGATTTCTGGTTTGTTTTTTACCGCCATACACCTAAAAATAACAGAAATTTCAACTAATACCCCCTATTTATAGCCTATTCCATTACTTTTAGGTTATTATTTCATTAAATACATCTCGCAAGTAAGTCCGTGGCTTCTTCTACTTTCCCAGAAAACTTTAACGATAACTCAATAGCACAACCAGTAAAAAAGAAAGGTCGTTCAGCCTTCTCTGATGTCCTAAAGCGTTCTCAACGTCTTTATGCTCGTCAACTAGAAGGTAAAACTACTCGTCAATTAGTAATAGAACATTCAAACATAGAAGGAGTTTCAGAAACAATAGGCTGGCAAGATTGGAATAGAGTGAAAGTTTGGAATAACGAAGATTGGGAAAAGGATAGAGAATCTTTATTACCTCGTCTACAAGCAATGAGAATAAGATTATTCAATAAAGCTGTTAAAAAAGGTCAATTACAAACAGCAGCACAGATATTAGATAGTTTAGGCAAAGTAATAGGTGAATCTGTAGAGACAGTTAATATCCAAGCTCCAGAATTATCTATTCGTGTAGAACCAAAAAATTAATCGAAATATATTTAAGGTACCCACGCTAGCTTAGAAAAAAAATTTATTACTTACAGTACCCCTAGGTGCTTAGAAGTCCTCTGGAGTCCTTAGAAGTGCCTTAGAGTAAACGTAAGGATATAGAAGTAACTAAAAGTATATAAAAGTAAATAGAAGTAAAAAATTTGTACTCGGAGTATAAAAAAATATAAATAAATTATCTTGAGTATTTAGTAGTGTTTTTATATCACTTTCTGATATACTAGAAATATGATTAAGCAATTCTTACTAAATTTATCTAATGCTTCAGGTTCTCTGGTTCTTACCTCTGGACTATCAGCAATTAATACTTTTAGTAATACTTAATCGTGTATAAACAAAAACTAAACTTTCAAACTTTCAAATGACTTCCATTAATTTATTCCCAACAGAGGATAAACAAACCCTAAGAGCAAACAAACTCAATATAGAATTTGCATTTGCTTCTTATTCTAGTTATCTAACAATTAGAGATAACAACAAAGAATTAACCATCTATCTAAATGAAAAAGAGATAATGGATCACATTCTAAATAATGTGAATAATTTAAATGCTACTTATTCAACTAATAAAGATTTTCTTTTAAAACTGTTTAAACATACAGTAGAGAAAATAGACCAGATGGAGAATAAGGATAAAGAAGCAATGGCTAGTTACTTAGTTAATAACCTTAATACAAGTGAGGTTAAGAACTAATGAAAACAGTTAAACAACATCAAGTAAAAATTACTCTACCTTCTGACTTATACAGTCAGTTGGTAGCTAAGAATTTATCAGAAGAAGGTGAAGTAAATTTATCTTCTTATATCAGAAAATTAATAAGGGTACATCTAAAATGAAATTCTATTTTCTACCTTATTTATTATTATTAATCCTTATTTAAAAAAACAATGACAGAAACAAAAACCACTATTGAGTACCATAACGGGAAAGATTCAAAAGATGGATTTACTATATGTAATCCATATGCAAGTAAAATAAAATTTACTTGCTTAGATGGAGTAGTAATTGAACTACCAGAATTAAGTCTAAGAATGATATTAACTAGATTATATTGTTCTTATACTAGAGATATTTGTGGATTAAGAGGTTCTGCGGTTAGTTGGTTAAACTATCAATTCGGAGTTAAAAAAACTTATAAGTTTTGGCAGAAAGCATTTAAAGAGAATAAATGTTTTGAAGCTTTAAAAATTAAGGAACCTAAATTTTAAATTTAGAATATAATAAAAACTCCAGAATAAATTAATTTTTATTTCTGGAGATTTTTTTTGATAAATTTTTTTTGAAATTTTTTAAAATTTTTTGAAAAATAAAAAATAATTTTTTAAAAATAAAAAAAATAAAAAATAATTAATAATAAAAAAAATTAATAGACATTGAATGAATTTTTAAGCATTGAATGAAAATTATATTGAATGGCTAAAAATTGAATGAATTTTTTAAGTTGAATGTCTTTTTTACTAGCATTATGTTAGACTGCTAATGTATATCTATACTACTTTCCAAAATGTACGAACTAAAACAAGATGTAAAAAACTACATCATAGACCAGCTTTCAAGTGATGTTGGATTAGATCAAAATATATCTGATCTACACCACTATTTATTAAATGAAGATTATTTTATAATCGGATATTATAAAGCCGAACAATGGTTAAAAAAAGATAGTATTTTTAATGCTATTGATAAAATAAAAGAATATGAACAAAATAATTTCGGAGAAGTTACAACAGATTTAAGTTCTAGTGAATCAGTAGCCAATATGTTGGCTTATATCTTAGGAGAAGAAATATTATTTAATAATGATACTTATAATTTATTTACTAGGTTTCATAATGAATATTTAGACGAAGATAAGAAAAATTTATTAATTGATAGCTTAAAAGGAGAATAAAAAAATGACATTATCAAAAGAAAGAAAAGCTTATTTAAATCAAATAGCTGATCAAATTACTAATAATTTAGTAAAAGAATTAAAAGTTAATGAATGGACAAGAGAACAAAAACAAAACTTTAAAAAAGTAATTATTGAAGCGGAGAAAAATTTAAAATGAAAAAAAATTATAAATTATATAAAATACAACCTTTTAATCATGACTATAAAATAGTCGATATTTCAAAAGAAGAATATGAAAGATTAAAAAAACAATCTGAGAGAGACTTATAAAAAAGTCTCTTTTTTTTCTTTACATCTTTTAAGAATTAATTTACTTACAAGTTTTTTAGATGAATCAATTTTATATACGTCAGCTATTAATGAATCCCATTGAGAGTCATTTAAGTGTGAATGGCTTGACTGTAAAACTGAATGAATGTAGTGAATAAAAGTTTTAATTCCTGACATGATTGCTAATAGTTTACTTTTATGTATATAATTAGTTATAGCACATTATCAAACAATGCCTCTTCCAAACGAACACCACTTTAAATTCTTTTCTGACCCTGCTCATGGCTGGTTAGAGATGCCTTCTAAATTAGTTAAAGAACTAAATATGGGATTTGCTCAAATCTCTGAATTTTCTTATTACGATAAAAAAACAAAATTTGTTTATATAGAACAAGACTGTGATTTATTAAACGTAAAAAGAGAATATGAAAAGAAATTTAAACAGAAATTACTTGACCCTGATAGGGTAGTTCATATTGATTTAGACGAAAATAACTTTATTAGAAAGTTACCATCATGGATTGTTACAACAGTTGAGTGTATATCAGCTAAACCAATAGAACATCAAGAAGTTTTAGATGGTAAAAATCAGAAATTAGCATTAGTTAAAACTTTTTTACAGTTTTATAGCTCTACGAATAGTAAGTTAGATGAGAAACTCAAATCAGATATTGTTTGGTTTGGTACTGGACTAACCCCATGTGAGTTTGAAGCGTGTAAATCAACTGCTGAAGATTACTTTAAAAAAGGATATACAGGTGATGAGTTATGAATATAAATCCTAATAAAAAATACAAATTTGTTGATAAAGATTTAGTTAATGGATTTGTTGTATTAACTGGAAAAGAATTAAATGCAATTCTTGAAAAATCTTATAAAGAACATATGGAATCTAAAAATGAAACTTAAAAAAACTAGAAAAGAAAGAAAGTGTTATTCATGTAAATCTCTTATAAATAAAGGAGATTTATATGGTCAAAAAAGCGTAGCACTAGGAGAAAAAGTTGATGGAGAATCAGAAACTTTTGATGGTATTAATGTAGTGGTTAATTACATGAGAATACCAGTATCAATGTGTCAATGTTGTTTGGAGAATAAATGAAATATAAACAAAGATTCAAAGATATGCCTGTAGATAGTTCATGGTCTTACGAAGAAGATCGAGAATGGTTTATTAAAGAGTTAAGTGATTTAGCTTTTGGCGAAAATACTATTGAACGTGGTTATTCAATGGAAGAAGTAATTGAAAGATTAAAACTATTTAGTGAATTTTCTCTTAAATGGGAAGAGCATAGCGGGGAGGAATCTTATTAAATGAAATTAAAAAATATTTTATGCAAAAATTATTCTGATTTAAAATCTCAGGAAAAAAGATTTTATACGTTAAATCAGGAAAAATTTGAAATAAATACCTGTGAAAAATGTACTTTTATAGATAGTACTTATGATTTAAATTGGGATAATTATGCTGATTTAAAAGGTTGGACTTGTTTATGTGATGATTGTTTTTATGAAGTTGGAGGGGAATATTATGCTTGATAAAGATAACTGGGAAGAAAATAAAGTCGAAGCTAAAGAGTTAGCTCAAGAATTTATTTATGATGAAAAAAGAAAAAGTGAGTGTATAAAGTATTTTATATCTCACTTTAAAATCAGTAGTGCTACTGCCTATAGATGGTATGACAAGATTTATAATGAACTTGAAATACCTACTATTGATAAAGCTAATAAGTTAGCTGAATATAAAGCTAGTGTAGAAAATGAAATTGAAAGAAGTATGAAAGATATAAAAGAGTTACCAGTAGAAGAAAGATTTAAAGTTTTATCAATGATGACTAAGTTGAAAAAAGAACTTAAAAAGTTATGAGAAATTCTCATGAGAATCACTAATTAATTAGCTGGCATTAAATCTTTCATTGGGTAAATGGAGAAGGTTTATGTAAGTCCAGTACTTTCCAAATTACAAAATTTATTATGGCTAGTAACCCTATTTTAAATAGCGTTGATGAAACATTTAGCAATAAGTTTGCTGAAGTTATCAAGGCTTATGTTCAAGAATTAGTAAACCATGAACTTGATGTAATCACAGATTCAGATTGGTTTTCTGAAAAAGTATATGAAGCTGTAGATGCTGTGAGGGATAGTAAAAATGTCTGATTCATTTATGCACAAACATCAATCTGCTTTAGATAGTCAGATTGAACAAAATGAAACTGAGTGGTTATTTCTAGAATCAGTTGAAGATAAAGATTACCCATATGAAGAGGAGGATTTTGAAGATTATGAGTAAACATTATCAATTAAGAGTCACTTCGATGACTTCACATTATCTGTATATAACTACACCTGATGATGTAACAGAAGAAGATATATGTGAACATTGGAGAGATTTTGATGGAGGAGATTTTTCAACTGAAGATGATGGAGATTGGGAATATTCAGATATTCTTGAGGTTGAGAAAGATGAGATTGATTCTTGGCACGTTGAGTGGGATAAAGAATAATGAAATCATATAAAATTACCTGTGCTGAAGTTAACTACTTTGAAATAGAAGTAGATGCTGATTCAATAGAAGAAGCAAAAGTTAAAGCTAAAAAAGATATAAATTCATTTGAAGTATTAGATGAATATACTTCCGAATGGGATTTTAACGATATAGAGGAGATAAAAAATGACTAGACGTTCAAATAACCCTTTCTTTTTTAATGATGATACACAAGAATTAATTTGTGTAGATATCAGGTATAGAGTTCACTTAAAAAAATATCAAAAAGCAGGTAGATGGGGTAAATATATTTATTGTCCAAAATGTAATCATGAACATTTAGTTTATAACTTAAGTTGGACTTCTTTAATGTGTGTAAATTGTGAACATATAAGTAAAAAATCAGAGTGGTGGACTAGAGCAAATCATAAACAACTTACAAAAAGAGTTGCTTTTGTTAATCCAAAAGTTAAGGCTTATATTCCGCACCCTCACGTTCATTATGGTAAAGATTCAGTATGGCAACATTATTAATTATTTCTTAGTTTTATCTAAGAAATCATGTATAGCTTCTCTGATTAAAAAACCTATTGAGAGTCCTGCTCTTGATAGGTCTTTTAATTGTTCATATTCATCTTCATCAACAGAGACACTAATTCTTTTTAAATTTTTACTCATAATAAATATTATTTATATATCAATATACTATCAAACAGATACTAAAACAACCTATGAATGGTAATGCAAAAGAAAAAGAAAAGAACCAAAAGAAAAAGAATATATAATATATAAATATATTTATATAAATACATGAATAGATATATAACTATTTATAGATACATAAGTAGATATATATAAATATATATATTATATATACTTATATATAGGATATAGAGAAGATTTCTTAAGAATTTGTTTATA